AATCGTTTCATCCATTCCGCCATGAAAATCACCATAATCTTTCATGGCAAAAGCAATAGCATCCCACTCGGCACCCGTGAACAGTTGCTTGTAGATTGTTGCGGAGAATTGTTGGTCAGTCATGTGCTGTTCCTTTGACTCTTATAGAATACAGGCAAACGAACCCATTTCAACAAAAAGTAGACAGTGCCTCGACTGTCCACTCCATCACAATTTGCTATTCGCAATCCCCGACAGTTTGCAGTATATTTGTGATGCTTTCATCTCTTGCTGTTGATGATAGTCCATCCACGATTTTAGTTCGGCACGAAAATCTTCGACCAAATCATCAGGAGTGAAGTTCTCATCATTCAGATAATCTGCAATCACATCAGAAAGCAAACCTCGGCAGTGTTCTCTCCAAGAATCAGGCATAATCTCTCTCCTTTAGTTGAAGCAAAGTTTGAACAGTATGTTGCATTGAAGCACGAGCATATCCTGCAGCGTAAGGATAACTTTTCTCGTAATCTTCACTCATTCCGTCAACATCAGAACAGATGCGAATAGCATCCCTTAAACCATCTATAATGGTGTCAATTTCGTGAGTAGTCATCAATAATCGCTGAGAGGGTTTCCATTACGTTGTGGACGATATACGGGACGTTTCAGACCCATACTCTTGGCATATTGCACTCGGTCGATATAATCTTCGTACTCATCTGGCGACATAATGTCATCCCAATCACCATCAAATGCCTCATCGGCAGAGTAGCGATCAGTGTAGGAAGTGTGCATTGGCATAGTCAATCAAAAAGCAATGTAGGGATGGTCAGTGTCAAGAACGTCATCAGATTGATGAAGCGTTTCAAACCTAAAACAAGGAAAATACTCATCATTTTCGATGTCGTAGATTGTGACATTCTGATTCAACTGTTCTGGTGAAAGTCGAATCAGAATTTGAAGCAACTCTGAATAAGTTGGTGTCGTTTGTTCCATGATCAGCAAGAAGCAGGCATGTATTGTTGTGGTTCAGTCAGAAAATCTGTGACCTGATAACCATGAATGTCGAGACGAGAATTGCACGTTTCAATCATCTCTTTTTTAGTGAACAATCGAGTGGATTGTGCTTCACCTTTGAACTTCAAAGTGTAGACAAACTTATCAGTCAAAATGGCGTGAGGGCGAAACTCAACAACCATAGAATGACGTTTGGAAGTAAGTTGCATGAGGTGAACTCCTTTGACTCTTATAGAATACAGGAAAACGGGACCAAATCAACCGATAGTGGACACTACGGGCACTGGCACACCTCACCAGATGTTAGTCCAGCGAGAATGATTTGCTTTAGAAAGTCTACCTTCCCTCAGCATATTGTCGCAGACTCTAACAAAAACCTCAAACTTTTGTTCGCGGGTGAGTGTGTCTGCTCCGTCGCAATTCTTCACGCAATTCTTCATCACCTTGAGCATTTGTGCTTTGGAAGTAATCATTACTGAGCGAGACTCCAGAAACGTTGTGAAGCGATTGTTGCCTGTTGAACTTCAGTCAATTCAGGATATTCTTCCTGTACTTGTTCAAACAAATACTCGAAGATTTCATCGTTTTGTTGATTTGACATAATGTAGAGTTAATAACGTTGAGGACGGACAAACTCAGCAGATTGTTGTAGACCATCGGCAATGATTTTGCGAGCATCGTAGTTAGTCCAGAGCAGGACACCGACACCACAGAGAAGAAGAAATTTCATGTGAATTGAGCGAAGTTCTTTGTAAGATAGAGTTTTATTCATTATCACTCACCTCCGAACATTTGATCGAAAAGATCATCCATCTCCTGCATTTCTGCATGGCGATCGAGTTGGTCACGCATGGCAATCAGTGCTGCCTGTTTTGCTTTGAGTTTGTCCATTTCCACGTTGAGATAGTGAAGTTTGGTGTTAATCTCGCAGCGGTCAAGTCCACCAACCGTGGGCATATCGTACATTGTGTTGTTGATCTTGCGGGGTTGAAGAATGACGGTCATTGAGTTGCGTTCCTTTGACTCTTATAGAATACAGGAAAACGAGTCCATTTCAACCGATAGTGGACACTATGGGCACTGTCACTCGTTACGACGCCATTCGTTTCTCATTAACCTTAACGAGTGAAAGTGTGCCGTCTTTGTTATCAATCCATTCTAACAAATCACCCTCCTTCCATCCTAGTTCTTCCAGGATTTCATCGGTGAATGTAAGAACACCATCATCATCGATTGTTAGTGTGGTTTTCATAATAATTTGTGCCTAGGATACCATCCAGTGCTACACAATAACGTAGTATCTGCCGTGTTGTCTTGTCTCTCACCTGGGGTCAATTCTTTGACTGGTAAATGACCCATACCCATTTTATTTGCCAACTCTTTTACACTAACTGAGACGCCAGTCCCAACTGATACAGGACCTCTAATCGTACTAGAAGAAAGACAACGAATGGCAGAACATACATCTTCAACGTGAATCCAATCTCTAGTGTGGTTTGTTACATAAGTGGCGGTCTTATCTTCCAGCATTCTATACATCATGTCTGGGCGACTATTCTCACCATATACTGTGGTGAATCTCATTCCAATAGAGTTGGGAGGCGCCATAACTTCGTTGATCCATTTGCTCATTGCGTATGGATTTTCCCAGTATTCTCCATCAACTGCACTCGATGAGGCATACATCAACAGTGTGTCAGTTTCTCTACACCAATCGAACAACTTACGTGCCTTTGTTACATTGTTCTCATAGAATTTGTGTGGGTTGTCTAAACTCTCACGAATGTTAGCAAATGCCGCAAGGTGGATGACTAGATCATAGTTTCCACCATTGAAATTGGCAATATCATCAGGAATATCAATTCCATGCACACATTCTTTGCCTAATTGTTGTTGCCAATCAGCATATACATGTCTGCCAATGAAACCTCTATGTCCTGTGATTAATACTAACAAAAGAAAGACTCCAAACCTTTGTAATTAATTTGCATAGCAGTATAATTGCGTGTATTCTTGATGTCTACGGGGTCACCCACTGATTTAGCATTTCTTGGCGCATAATACTGCTGTTTTTTGGTGTTGTAAAATCCCCAAATCGTAGCAACAGGATCGCTAGTATAACTGTAACTATTGGGATGGTGTAACCAAATAGAAAGCACATTACGCTTAAAGTCTTGTACTTTGTATCTGAATCCTGCTGGTGGTTCATGAATAAAATCGGGAGGAAGTTCAATCACAGTTTACCACCAACGACACCAGAATTGACGACGCGAGTGTAATCATCAAGCGATCCATCTTGCAGGCATTTGAGATGCCAACGTGACATAGTTAGCACTGCTTCATACTCTAGTCCAGTGATAAAATGTTGACCGAGAGGTTCTTTTAGAATGGAAGTATAGAGACCGAAACGTGTCTTTTTAATGTAAAAAGCATCATCAATCCATTCAGCATCTTCTGGGATGTTTTTCTCTACAGTGCCACCAAAAGAATCAGAAAGTTTTGCTTTGCGTTGTTCAGTTTTTTCTTCAGTCATGACAGAGTTGATACTAATTTGGAGAGACCAATGACCATGAGGAATGTAAGCATTACCACAACGTCATAGGATTTAGTTCTTATGAAATATGGCATTGACAGTGTATCACCAATGAGGTTCATTGTCACGCCAAGATATACATTTACATGCAAGACAACAAAATAGGCAGCAATCACAAGGATGCTGCCTATAATTCTCATTGGAACGTCTACTTTTGGCAGAGCGATTGATCTATTTGACATAGTTTCTCATTCCGAGTTTCAATGGTCTTCATCATGTTAGAGTCAACAATGCTGATCAACATGTTAGCACCAATGAAAACGACGATGGCAGATAGTGCAATTCTCATGCTGAAACCTCCTGAGGGATGTCAACAAGTTGACCGAAAGAATCGGACCAAGTTTTAGTATCATAACAGAACCACTCACCGTTGTCAAAAACGTAAGCGTATTCTGCACCGCAGTTGTCACACTGCTCAAAATACTCGGTCATCGACTCAGCAAGTTTAGGTGCATTTTCGTCGATAGATTCACCACGACCAGTATAATACTGAACGTGTTCTTTACACTTTTTGTGATTCCAGTCAGTATCAGAAGCGATACATGACATGTTGCCACCATCAATCAGTTCGGCAATGTCTTCTTTGTTGGTGTACTTTGTGGTGAGTTGAACACCCAACCACTGAGGATAACCGTCCCAGTGATGATAAACACTGACGATTCCACCGTTAAGTTGAAGACCAATGCGAGCGTTAGTTGACATGAATGAAGAAGAAAATGTGAGAGAGGCGGAGATCTGTTTGTCGATCCCTCTTACTGTTTTGCCTCTCGTGGTGGTTGTGTCGGGTCTCCCCTCCACTTCTTTAATATCGCACGGATCAGGTCAGTTTTCAAGCGGTAGTGGACACTTTGTCCGACTGTCCACTCACTCTCTGATAAAATTATACTCTGTGTTGCTCTTTCTCTCTTCTGGTTTATCTTCAGTCAGCACATCTGCACCGTCAGACTCTTCTAAATCCATCAATTTAGGTTCATCTTTGATAACTGCGGTTTTTTCCTCAATTTCAGGTGCCGCAGCAGGTGTTGGTTCGGGTGCGGACTTCCCACCCAGCAGATCTCCAAATCTTGTCATTGTGGTTAAAAAATAGGATAACTTATTTAGGATTTAGTTCCTAACATTGAAAGCGATTGGTTTACCATTGTCCAACCACTTTTTGGCGGTGGTGAAGTTACGATATGAAAACTCACGACGGTTGACTAGTTTGTAAGTGCCATGATTATTGGTTACAACATAACCCTCATGGTCACAATCTTCACCCTCAAACTGAACTTGAACGTTCTCATCAGAGGTAATACCCTTCATCATCAATCGCTTGATCTCCATGATAGTTTTGTAGAGCAATGTCATGGTCGGACCCATACCTGCATTGGCAATATCTGTACCCTCACGGATACACTTATTGACTGCAATCTTCAGTTGTTTTCCTCTCGCTTCATCAGGAAATCTAACAAGATTTGCAACCACAGAAGCAAAATTAATAAGGTAGTCAATTCTACGACTACGGGCGGTAAAGTGTGCATCAGTGTTCAAGTATCGAGCATTACTTCCACGTTCATATCTATCCCACTGAGCATTGAAGTCAGCACACATTGTCTTGAGATCCTTACCTTGATAATGAGTATGAACTGCTACAACAACACCCTTATCAATCGTCTCATCAAAGTTATATGTAAGAGTGTTGGGAGTGAAACTATTAGTGCCGCCATAACCTATAAAATCACCCTGCCAAATACCAGGAGTTTTACGCAAACATTCAAAACATGTATGTAAGATAGCAGCAACTCTAGGAGAATCGCCATGATTGACTTCTATATCATTATGACTATAGTTAATCTTGACTTTTACTTTGTTGAATACACTTTTAGTACCAACAAACCATTTTCCTTCATATGTGCCAAATACTATAGCAGGAGCACCGTCCCACTTTACAGTGGCAGTGCTGCTACGATCACGCAAAAACTGAAGCATTTTGTCAAAAGTCTCGCGATTATATAAAATCGCGTCTTCTGGGTGCTCGAGGTGGGTGTTTTTCATGAGTATATAATAACTCACAGAAAACGCCATGTCTGTCCCCTATGTGACAGTTTTTATATAAGCACACCCCCAAAACGATGATGCTGCTGTTTTTGAACGCTTTTTATATAAAAGGCGATTTGCCATAAAAAAAGACCCTCACTCGGAGGGTCTTTCTTCTAGTTTATACTTTGGTTTTCTAAGTTTATGTCTCTTTATATACGTCTGAGCGTGTTCCATGCACTGAAAGTGACACACGACCTCTTTAGTTTCCAATCGAATGGGAAACGTTTCATACGGGAACTTTTCTCGCGCTTTCTTCAATTAGTGTCTCCAGTTGTTCGATTGCAATCACTTTTGCATCATCATTTGCTTCAGACTTTGACTCTGAATAATGATACAATGCATCTTCTAAGATGGCATACTGATCCTTTGTTAGTAAACAATCGAGATGGTACATTTTATTGAATAGGAATGTTGAATGACATAATTGTCCTTGGTTCATCATGAAGATTTGCAGTAGATTCGTGACCTAAAGCAGCAGGGAATAGAATAATATCACCCTCATTAACATCTGGCAGTTCCATCATTGTGAGTCTGCCAAAGAGAGGATCTAGGTGTGGACATTGTAACCTAGTAGAGGAATGTAGTGCAGGATCATGTTCAAGATTGAGAACGCCTGACATATTACCAAACCCATGATTATGTAGGTCATGATAATCTCCACGATAATATCTCTGAGACCAAAGTTGAATCTCACTAGGATCTTTATGTGGTGGTAGACCCATCATCTGCCAACATTCTTCAATCGATGGACCAACCAACTCCCAGAACTTTTCTAGGTATGGATGACCATTTGCACGACCTTTACCATCAAAGGCACCAACATGAAAGAAATCGGTTGTGCATGTTTCATTTTTATATTCATCGCCATCGAGATCAATCATCTCAAGCAACTGCGGTTTAAGTTTATCCCAATCGGGCAGAGTAATCTTATGAACAGGAATGCCGAAGAGATTAAGTGTTCCTACAGTCATTTTAGTTTGTCTCGTTTGCGAAGTTTAGTGCCTGGTTTCTTAAGATCTTTCTTTAATTGTTTTAAGAACTTAAGGTGTGCTTTAAGTGGGTCAGTTACATGTTGACTGACCCTTTTGTCTTTACTCACTTTCTGACCAATGTAAATGTGGAATGTCAGCATCAGTGAACTGACTCATATCATCGATGAAAGTCCACTCAAGTTCTTCTGCATCATCAACAACCATCTCACTTACGATTGATCTTGCATCATCGTATCGATCTTCATCAACCAATACTTCTAAACGTGATGCATAAGTGTTTTCTAAATTGTCAAGGCAGTTGTCACGAATTTTGTCAATCATGGTGGACTCCATTTGTTTGAGTTTAGTGTGATTTGATTAGTTTGTCAACGTTCAACTTTCCAGTCCATGTTACCTTTGGCATTTACCCAGAAAAAGTAACATTCGTTGAGTGATTTCAGAAACAACCACTGAGAACCATCTGCCATCTCACGTTGACCTTCAACAGTGCAAGTATGGAAACTATTCATCTCATTGGCAAACCGATTCTTTGCCTTACGAGATAGTGGAGTCACTGAAACTCGTCTGGTTTTAGTCTTAGTCATTTTGGTTTGTGTGACAGTGTTATTGTAAGGCATCAGAGAGCGCGTTCCTCTTGCTCTGTGACACTTTCTTCATTGGTTTTTGATACCGAAGCATCTTATTTTGTGTGCTCTGGAAAGATCTACCATAATCGATAATCTTTCCATGATGAATTAGAGCGAACTTTTTACCTGCTGGCATTATCACCCACATTCCATCTGGTGAAACGTATGATAACAATGGTTCAGGATCTAAAAGAGTTGAGTTGTGATTGTAATACTTGTTTTTCATTTGGTACGTTGTTACATTATCGGCGGATCTCACTGATAGCAGGTTGACCTTGATTAAAGACAACATCAACAACTGCCTGCACTTTGCGGGCGGTACTGATACCAACAGAGTCATAGGTAGGAATACAAACAAGACCAAAAGTCTTCTCAGTGCTACCCAAACGGATCACACGTCCGATACTCTGACTGATACCAATGTAGTCCATGTTACGCATGAAAATGACTGCCTCAAGACCACTGACGTTGATACCCTCAGACAAAATAGAGTGGTGGATGACTACAAATTTCTTGGTGTCATCTTTACCCCATGCATTGAGAGTCTCAAAGAATTGCTCACGATTGACTTTCTTACCGTCAATGATTGCACCAGTCTTAGATGTGATCGTCATCCAAGAATAACCACGTTTGCGAAGTTGAAGACAGAAGTCAGACTGAGACAAAAGACCAACAATCTGTTTCGTAGTACGAGCACAGATCAGAGTTTTATTGATGTTATTGTCATCAATAGTCTCAAGCAAGTTGTCTGCATCCTCTGCATACATGACCTTGCGACCTTTAACCAAGGGCAGTTTCTTAACTACAACTTTAGGAGGGAGAATGTAACCCTGTTGAACAAGTTCAGGAGCAGGAACATTGATAAGAACCTGACCATAAACTTTGCCATCATTCATTCCTGGTTTCTTAGGAGTCAGAGAATGTTTGGGAGTTGCAGTATAGAAATAACAACGATCTGCGTTCTCCGAAAAGAACTCAGTGGCAGGAAAGAAGTTCTTCTGCACACTGTTGTGTGCTTCATCGAAGTAGATTGTGTTCACTTCGATGTCAGCATTCATCACACGATGGAGTGAATGATAAGTGGTAAAGATAATGCAGTTCTCACCCATACTACGAGCACAATTAGCATAGAGGTGAATCTTATCAGAATTAGTTGTGCTAGTGTAATGTGTCTCACCACTGTGGACATGCATCACATGCAGATAAGGATCACTGTTGTTAGGATCAATAACCTCCATGAACTCAGAGCACAGTTGCTCTGCAAGTAAGATACGGGGAGCAACAACAACGGTGGTAGTGCCGTTGTTGATAACTTCATGGCGTTTCTTGGTGTCCATAATCATGGTCAGAGTCTTGCCACCACCAGTGGGCACAATCACTTGACCTTTGTTGTAGGAAAGCATACGGTTGATGATGCGATCCTGATGCGGGCGAAGTGTGATGGTCAAAGTCGTTCCGTCGATAGAACTATTATACACAAAAAAACCCCCTTTCACAAGGGGGTGGACAGAGTGATAACCGTCACATAATCAGAACTGACGGAGCATCTTTTCAGTTTCGGGATCAAACTTCTCTCGGATGCCACTACTAGGCAACCAATCTTCTGGACCAGTTTCCATCATTTCATCATAAAGTTCATCGAAATCATTGTACTGATACTCAAATTCGTTGTTCATAATCAGAGAAAATCGGGTGGTTGTTGTTGAGCGTTTCCTTGTTGTGTTTCGTCTGGACCTGTGGCAACTGGTGTTACCATGTCAAACTTTTCACCGATTGCAATCTTATCACGGATTGCACCAACTTCATTAGCAAGATGCACAACATCTGCCTGAGTTTTGTGAATTGAACCCAAAACCAGTTGTTCTAGTTCACCGAGACGGCGGTCAATTTCACCTACCGTTGCCATTGTGGCACTTAGTTGTTTTTGTAGTCGTTCCTGTGTGTGTACGGAAGCGCGTTGATCTGCCATAATAAGTTCTATGTGAGCGGTTTATTTATCGGATGTAAAGGTAACTACCTGCCCAATCACATGTAGAGATAACCTGATTAAAAGAGGCATCATTCATGAGATTGAATCGAACACCTTTAGCGGGTGATTTGACTGATGCAGGTTTATATACATCACCAGTCACTTTATCAACAAATGCATGAACTGATCGGGAGTTGCCATCAGTCTCCATCCAGATTTTGTGGTACTTACGTCCACTCTCGATGTAGAACTTATAGGCACCAATACCATTCTCAAGTTCTTCTGCACGTTGTTGATGATACTTGGACCCATAAAGTGTATCAGAAGTCAGAGCACTACGCAAGTGAGATCTGATCGAGTATTTGATGAAGTTTTGAACCAATGCCTCGCAGAGTGACTCAGCACGACTCAGAACACTTGTGGTGGTTGTGGTTGTCATGTTTGATCTCTTTGACCTTTATAGAATACATGAAAAAGGGGGTCTAACGACCCCCTGTGTGCCAGTTTCAGAACTGGTTCAGTTTGTCCCAAATTCTTTTTGGTATGCAGTGACTGCATAGTCACGATACTTCTTGAAGAAAGGGAGCAGGTACTCATATGCCTTGTTAAGATCTTCACAGAGTTTATTCCACTCATATTGGTGGATCTGCCAGCGGATCTTAATATCCTCAACGTAATCTGCACGAGTCAGAAGAGTTTCGGGACGTTCTTGCATAGTGTGATTTGTTTGGACCTTTACATAATACACCTCTGAGACCCCTCTGGGAGCGTCTGTGTGACACTTTAACAGGTGGTTAGGAGAGATTGGTCGGTCGGATGTGAACAACCTCACCGCCAGTCATAGATTCGCACTGAATCTTTGCATCTTGTGCGTTCATAGAGATAGACTCAAACACAAATTGTTTGAGACCTTCATTTTGTGTGCGAACTGTGGCAGTAAATGAGTAGGTCATTGGAAATGTGGAACTCCCCATATCTTACCAGATTTTTTGTTTTCCACACATGCCAGACGGTCTTTGGGGGACAGTTTCTCAACCTTCCACCCATAGTCTCCACTAGTTACAATCTTAGGCATTATATTAAAAGATAATGTAACTCTATCATCTCCTTGATTGAGTTTATATCCATGAATCAATTCCGATGACCATAGGATTAACTCTCCCTCTTTTGCTACAAACTCCTGAGGTTCAGTATATTTTGTATTCTTATCAGTCGCCAATGATATATTTGGAGTGAGTGGAGCAAACATATGTGAACTCTGTGTCTTATAAAAATACGTTGGCGCATGAATGTCTGAGTCAAAATTCACATAGTAGAGTCCACTAAGATATGAATTAGTATGAAAATGAGGATTCTGTTTACCACCAGAACCACAAACATTTAACCAACTATCAGTTATGATGACACCATCTATAAGATGATCTCCTTTAACTTCTCCACAAAATATCTCTGCCTGTTCTTCAATCCAAATAGATAATCTCTCCAACTCAGGTAGATCAAGAATTGAAGATGAATCAGTATGTTTTAGTTCATCAGATCCCCATTTGTTCCAATCAGTATCACTTACTTTCTGCATCTCATCAAAAATTGTCCTTTTCATTTTTTCATGAAAGGGACAAGGCACTACGGCGAGAGGTGATGGTAGAATTTCAAAAATTTCCATTAGTGTTAAATGGATGGAATTGGTTGAACTACCATTGTTGGTTCAGGTGGCAATGCAGGGAAATATGGTGAGGTATTAAAACTAACGGTCACTCTACTCTCATCACTCTTATTTTCTCTACTACCATGCTCTAACCAACTAGGGAAAAGATATAAATGATCTTCTTTAATTGGCATGTCATGTTCATACTCATTCCATTCTGATGGACCATCATGCAACTCACACATTCTATATCCCTGAAGAGGAGAAACGAAATAAAGATCTCCACTATTTTTTGGCAACTTCAAATATAATGCACCACTAATTGTACTAAACTCATGGCGATGTCTCTTTGTCCAACCACCAGGAGGCAACTCATTATACCATGCATTACCAATCATGATTGGATTGAGTTGTACCTTATCAACATAGTGCTGCATACATTTCACTACGAGATCGACCAATGGACGGGATTCATCAACTCTAAATGGATCCCATCGACCATGACTTGATTCCCCAGTAACAGCAAGAAAGTGATGTCCTTTCTGTCCCTGAGTATCAATAATCTCCTTAAATGTGGAAAGAGCAGAGGACCCCGAAAGGTCATACTCTTCCACTAGAGTTGGAAATAGTGGATATGAAGTCATTTGTTACTCTTTTCCATATTAGGACCAGCAAGGGTAAGTTGAGCATTCTCCATCACTGTCTTGCCACCTTTTGAGTGGGGAATGATGTGATCGATGTGGACCTTATCACCGTTCTCAACATCAGTGATGGGGATGATTTCACCAGTCAGAGCACACTTACCCTGTTGACGAGACCACAAGATACGGCGCCATTCCTGAGGGAAATAACGAGTCTTATCCTTAGTGACAACAATACCACGTTCTTTCAA